ATTAGAGGGAAGCTGTTTAGTAACCAAGTTAAAACAGGAGGGCAAGAATGGGAGACGTACTTCAATTTCGGAGATGTGGGGACAGGATTAGCGGCAGAACAATTCAAATGCTAACAAGTCCAGCGCATTGGAAACGACACTGCCGCGAACTAGATGCACTACATATTGTTGAAATAGTCACAAAGCTAACAGGCTGCGGTATAGGCGATTTACGAAAAGAAAGCAGAAGCACAAAGAAAATCACTGAAGCTAGACAACTATTTGTTTTGCTTGCTAGGGAACACACTACATACAGCTATCCAAAGATAGGCATCGTCCTAAACCGAGACCACTCAACAATCATGTATCTTGAAAAGAAAGATAAGTCTGATGTTGTCGAGGGTTTATTGAAAGCTGGGCATGCACTTGCTGATGAAGTAAAAGAACGGGTGTTCGGGCCGCCTGTGTTCTAGCTACCACTTAACCTTATTAGCCCAGTAAGCGGCTGACATTTTACCTTTGGAAATATTCTTGGCATGACGCGCTTTGAAAGATTTGCGTCGTGCCTTTTGCTTTGCAGTCTTGGGTGACTTGCCAGCACCAGATACGCCCTGCTGACCGAAGCGAATAATCTTTTCCTTGCCACCAGAACACGCCTTAACCACATGTGATTTAGTCTTGTGTCCTGGAGTGCGGCGAGGCTTATTACACTTCAGCGTTTTCTTTGATACAGGTTTTTTAGCCATCTTTCTTCAGCCCGTGGACATACCCATCTGTCTTGTTGTATGTAAGCGACTCTGCGCGACCATGTTCAACGTAGCTACAATGTATCCAGCCAGTGTTGCCGCCAGTATAGCACTCAAGAATAAGCTGGTCATAGTCTAAGTTGTCCTCAATCCATCTAGCTAGGTCATAGTTATCTATACCTGGCACTTCAAAGTCTGCCGCCTGTCCCTTGGCATGTTGGCTGTCTAAGCTACTGCCAATAGCAACGCACAACTCTGGGCTGCGGTATCCTGATGACACCATAAACGGCCCAAACTCATCACGAATCGGCTGTAATATCTTCTCACATAACGCCTCCATACTCTCAATATGAATCTGGTTAGGCGTATTCGGTATGCCTTTACGTTCAGCAGTCTGGCTTTTGACCATCTCCCCTAACGTAAAGTTCGGCGACAGATAATGCGTCATCTCTTTTTTTTCTTTGCTGTCTTTGCCGACTGCTTGAACGCCTTTCCTGTTGGTGCGCCTTTGCTTCCAGGCTTGCGCATTTTTTCTCCAGAACCAGCTTTGATACGTTTCCGCTTGGCATGTATGTTCGCATATAGACCTTTCCCTGGCATTACTTTCTCCTAAACTTATCCATACCTTTGAGTCCTAATCCGGCAAGAATAGTAACATATAATATATTCTGATACCAATCCGGCAGTTCGTTCAGCCGCGCAAAGCCTGACTTGACCAGTTCTTCCATGCCAGGGACAAAGCTAAGTATGCAGGGAATGAGTACAACAATTGTTATAATCTCATCTTTCCAGCTAGACTGGGTGGACTCAGCCATGATGAGTTCCCACTTGCTGTCATGCTGGGCAGCGGTCTTCATTATCTCTGACTTGGCTTTCTGCTTCTCTACCTTGCCTTCTAAGAATGTCTGGGCAAGGCTACCAACTACACCTAGTAACTGTATCATTTAGATTCACTCCCACACCACACGGCAAACGCACCAGTAGCCGCGCCTACTATTGTGCTAACAAAGGCTGTCTGCTGAGTAGTCGCATCTGCGCCTAGTGCCATGAACCACTCACACACATTCCAAGCCATCAGCGTAAATGCCAGCATCATTAACCGTGGAATAATCTTGTACTCAAGTATTGCTTTAGCCATTTCTGTTCGCCCTTATCGTTGCCAACGCTTTATTAAACGAGTGCAGTTCCGCTTTAGGGTCATCAAAAAGCTGGGGCGACAGGCTCTTAGTTTTTTGTTGCACCTGTTGAACTGGCAAGAACAACGCTTTACGGTGGTCATAGCCCACACAGCATAATATGTCATAGTCTTTCTCATCCGGTAAAGTTTTAGTCTTGCATCCACTCCCAAGTTGAAAATGGTAACGCTCACTTCTGCGACCATCATTCGCATATTTCTTTGAAGTCTTAACTTGTATTCTGAGATATTCATCATCTTTCCACGCCACTAAATCTACTTTATCTTGCTGGGCAAGGGACACCCGCCAGCCTAATGATAACACGACTGCGGCGGCTATGTATTCGCCAATAAGTCCTGTCGTGGTACTCACTGCATTAACTGAAAGCCATCCATAATATGAATAGCAATGCTGTCCCCGTTAGTAATCCTAATATCACTATCGCAATCACTTCCATTATCTGCTGTCTACGTTCTTGCTGCTTATATATAGCTTCCTGTCTCTGTTTTCTTATCTTGCCCTCTAGCTGTATCAAATCAGCCCAGGCCTGTGGCCCGTAGGACATGTTAAGAAACGTCTTGAGTTCCTGTCTTTGGGCTTCTAGTTTTTTCTTAGCTGCATAGGCTGCTAGTGCTTCTTCCTCAACGGAACCAGCGGCAAACAACTTCTTGAATAGCGGTGGGTTAGTGGTCTGCTTGGTAGCCTGGTCAACGTCAGATGCCATCTTCATCCAACGCGACACATCAGTGATGCAAGACTCCATGTCCCGCCCTGCTGCTATCATTTGTTTTATGCTGTTGAAAGCGGCTGTTGCCCCAGACACGGCTGCTGCTATTGTGATGGGTTCCATAGGGTCAACATACCTGGTTGGAGTATTTTGCACATGTAAGACTTCGGCATAATAGCCCCCTCATGTATACTAGCTATGTCGTTTCCCATCTCATGCGCACGTTGTACGCACTGTTCCCTGTCTTTGTATGGGCCTCTTGTATCATGGTATTCCCAGCATTGGTCTGGTGAAGCAACCATACAAGCTAATACAATCGCCTTAAACATCTCTACCAAGTAGCTTCTGAACGGTATCGGTTTCCCATATGCGTATCAAAACCCACACACCAGTTATCAAAGCCACGGCATCTGGTGCCATCTCAAGCCAAGCAGCTACTGTGCCTGTGCCAGCCGCAACATCAACGATGACTTTGTTTTCTTCGTTCATCAGCCAGCTACCCTATCAAAGTACCAGAGAACGAAGAACCTCTGTTGTTAATAGTAACTGAACTATCTGATTCAACGATTATATAATGTTGAACGGTCTGCGCCGCGGTTAGTTTCATTATAGTTGAGGCAACTATAGTTTCGTAATTACTGGCTGGACTTCCTGACAAAAAATAACTTGAAGCCCAAAGTGCATCTATTTCAGCCGTACCTGTACCATTATAATCAGTTGCCAACCCAGAAGGGCCAAGTGCGCATTGCACAAACCCAGACCCTATGCCGTCCAATCTACATCTGGCTTCAAAATGGTAAATCCCTGTTTCTGGACAAGTGTAAGTATTCGTTGATAGGTTGTAATCACTACCTTGATTTTGCACCACAGAACCAAAAGTATTATAATCAACTACCTGATTACCCAATCCATCAATATCAAGTACGGTATTTGTAACAACTCTAACCAAAAAGTGACTGCGATTCGTTCCAATGGTTCTTGCTGTATCTGCAAAGTCTCTTGGCCTACTCATCTCTACACCTCATCAGGCCAATCATTGATTGGCGCATTTCCAGTTGGGTTTCCATCTGCATCCACTGGCACATCCCATAATGCCACAAATGCGTCAATATCACTAGCCGCATCTATTGCAGCTTCAATGGTGTTGCTGGCTGTACGCACATCGCTACGATACTGAGTGACCGCAGACGGTACGCTATAATCAGCCACCTCAGTTGCCTTGATAACTTGCCAGTCACTAGGTGCAAGCAGTGATGCCGCTGTTGTCTTTGTCTGTGCTTTGTATACTGACTTGAGGCCAAGCGTCACAACCTGATTACCATCAGTATCCAGCAATGGGTTGCCATATTCATCAACCTCATTCACATCATCCAATGCCTTTGGCAAGTCAGCCGCCCAATAGAAACGGCTATCAAATGGTGCTGAGTCATCTTCCCACACAAGGCCCATAGTTACCTTGTATTCATCTGACCACCGCATCCACGTTGCAGGGTGGGTGATGTTGTTATCATCTTGCCAGCTTCTGCCAGCGCGGATGATTTTACCATTGTATTTATATGCCATTGGTTATCTCCTATCTGGCGTTGGCGTATTTGAATGGGGCTTCGGCAAAGGCGAGGTAGATGTAGGTCAGGCCACTGCCATTCCATTCACCGTTGGTTGTGTTTACTTTGAAGCCGTTACTTAGTAACTGAATAGCATTAACGCCACTATCTGCCGCCTCTACGTTGGTTAAGTTTGCCGCTAAATACGCACCCGTCCCAATACTGTAATTCATTTGCGGTGAACGTGCAGAATCATACATCCACCATCTGCCCGTTTGGTCTATCGCCTTGCCCATCACGAAAGACGGCGCAAATCCTGTGAAAACAAAGGGGCCGTTTGTTCCACTAGAATTACCTTCGTATGACCCGACCTTGCTGTAACCTTCAACGCTTTTGAAAACATACGCCACATAATCTTGAGTATTTGTGTTTACCCTAGTGACGCCAGAACCACCGTTGTTTAACGTAATCGTAGACGCACCCAGTGTTTGATAACCTTGCGTTGGTGAAAATTCAGCAGTTGTATCATCTAAATTTAATGATGTGCCACCAGAAAAATCAGCCCAACAAACATCCCAGTTTGTTGTAGCGTCTCTATTTTTAACGATAGAAAACTCTGGGCTTGTAAGACCGTGACCTATTGTTGCCCCATCTGTGCCATTGCCTGTCCAAGTAACTATGCTGAACCCCGCATCAGGTGCCGCAGATACGCTTGACGTAATACTGCCATCTGTGTTGCTGACTGCTGTGCCGCCAGCTTTCCAGTTCCACGCTACATATGTTCTGCCGCTAACATTTATATTACCCGGCGCAGATGACGGGCCAGTAAATCCGTCACTTTCAAAACCACTTAATGTAGCGGCGGTGCTTGTATCTTCTACGCCAGTGTTGTTGCTTTCTAGTTTCTTGTTTGCACCTCTTACAGTGTCTGAAAGAATATGGTCTTCCGCATTACTGCGACACTTGCCCCAGACAAAATCGGGAGCGAAACCGACACCAGTTATTGAACGACTGGTTGTGCCATCACCAGTGTAAAGCAATGTATTAAAGTTCTGGTCACTCGTTGTGGTGCTGTTCGGGCCGATGGCTGGTTCGTCAAGGTTGGCTGAACAAAGGGCTAAGAAGCCGGACGGCGGGGCATAGAAAAAGTCACCAACACCATTACCATCTGCATTGCCGCCAGCGGTTTTATTGCCAGCAAAAGTGCTATCCTGACCAAAGTTCCATACTTGAATAGTCGTTGCGTTTGTTCCACCGCCCATCCCCCCAGCAGGGAAGTATTCTTGCGTGGCTGATATAGAGGTTGTAAACTGTAGGGCGTTGTCTTTATAAAATTTTGCCTCATTAGCATCACGGTCTATAGCAATTCCTAATACAGTATGTTTTGTTGTGCCAAAAGAACCTGATTCTGCTGATTCAACACCCGCAATAAATTTTCTAATATAGTAATTTGAACCGCTATAATTACTCCAACTTGCGCCATAAGTATTAGAGTTACTGCTTCCTCCTCTGCCATCACCAGATGAATTAGTTGTTATGCCTGTAATTCCATTCCACATTTCTTGGGCTAAATCAGCAAAACAATAACACTCCCAATACCATTTGCCCGTTGCAGGAACTGCAAAACTAGCCTTGCCGCCCAGATTATTACCCACCTCAGTTATTTTTAGGTTTGCTTCGGAAATAGCTGACGTAGTGATTGTTGGGTCTAACAGATTTATTGTCGGGAACACATTAGTGGGTGAATCCAACACGACATCGCTTGCGGCTAGGTTGTTTGCAGTCCAGTCATTGGTGTTGCCAGATAGGTCATCGCCTATCGCCGCACTATCTGCGAATGACAGGTAGAAGCCGTTAGTGCCATAGCTACCGCTGTACTGCTTTGGCACCCAGATGCCGTTGATGGTTTCACCGAAGCTGGTGGCGTCTAGGGCAGTACCGTCAATGTAATGAAATTCTGCAAGATATCCGTCAAATGAATTTGCTGAATTACTGTTACTTATGGTAAAACTTGTACGACTATCATAACCAAGCATATCCCAGCTTCTGCCAGCAACTAAAGAACCTACAGATACTGTTTGCGCTTGTTCTACACCGTTAATATAAAACTTGATTGTTCCAGCGGTTCCATCAACAGATACAACGCAATGATACCAAGATGATGAGTCACGCAACAAAGCATCTGTTTGAACAATCACTTGTGTGTTACTGGAATCAAACCCATTTGTTGCTAGTTTTCCAGAACGTAATTGTATGCCACCAGCCCCAGTACTTTCAAAATAAATGTTTTCTTGTGACTTGCTGGGGACATTACCTAGTTTCATCCACCAAGAAAACGTACCTAATGCTGTGCTTGTACCAGAACCGCCATAGGTTTGTGTTAGATTTGGCCCATCGTCATCATTAAACCGCAAAGACTGGTCAATGAGATATGGGTAAAACCCAGATGCCGGAGTGTACATCCATTGTGAGGAACCTACTGGCGTAGACATACAAACCCCCTAGCCAAACGCCAGTTGAGGCGTACCAAGTAGAATAGAATCTGTACCCTTAACAACATAAGGTACAATGTCATAGGCATCAGCCGCAGTTGATAGCGTCAAGCCAGCCGCACCAACAGTCTCATAGTCAGTGTCAAGAGATACTGTGTAGCCGCCTGTGCTATCCTGTATGAAGATGATAAAGCCAGACTGCCCGATAGTCTCAGTGGTTGGGTTAGCCAATGTTGCATTACCTGTCAGCGTCAACACAAAGTTCTGATAGTTGGCAAAGTCCAATGTGGTACTGCCGCTAACATTTGTGTTGGTATTTACACTGCCCTGCACAGACGTGCTGAATACAACAGCGCCACTAAACGTGCCGCCTGTAGATGGCACAGCATCAGCCACGCTAAACAAGCCATAGACAGTAACCTCGCAAATATCGCCACTGGCAAGCGCAACTAGATTATCAATGGTATTAGCCGTGTTAGTGTCGTAGTCCGTACCAGCGACCAGCAAAACGCCATTAAGGTGTACTGTAAGATTAACACCAGATGTAAAGGCTAGTGATAAGCCATTATCATCCGTTCCAGAGATGCTTGTCTCGCCACCAGTTGCAGTGTAGGTGAAGCGAGTGATATTCGCAAAGTCTGCACTAGGGCCGATATAAGGCATCAGGTTATCTCCATAATACTCAATGTCGCGTCAAGACCAGCAGACACATCGCAGTCAATGTCGATAACATCTGTTGTTTGCAGGATGTACTTGTTGCCAGCCATGAACTCAAGAGATGACCCAGCCAAGATTGGAACATCCTTAACCACATTTACTGTCTCGTTAGTTTCTGTATCAACAGTATTAGATACAATCCGAACAGTAGCTGTAACAGATGCCGTGTGTACGTTGGTTAGTGTCAGGCCGATAACAACCGTAGTTGTCGCAGCCGGAACTGTATAAAGTGTTTCGGGCGTACCAGAACTAACTGGCATAGCCCCATTTGATTTAAGTTTGAAGGTATTAGCCATTTGTTTATCCTAGTGCTATTGCCAGAGATGTTGCGATGGACTCAATCTGGGCTGTTGATGCGCCGCCAAGGGCAGCGTTTGTGTCAATCAACAAGTCCCATTTAGCAGCATCCGCATTGCTACTAATTGGCGTAGTGCCGCTAGATGTATGCGCCGTATTAGCAATATACAGGTTGTAGTTACTTCCATCAGTAACAATATCACGCGCAGTATATGCAACTCCAGCCGCCCAAGTGCCTTTAGACACGCCAATCTCTTGTGTAACCGCAATCTCACCATTAGTGTCAAACGCCAAGATTTTGTTAGCACGGTCTGCTGCACCAACAGCAAACTCTGTACTTGTCATGGTGTTTGTGCGCGACAGCTTAATGGAACGGTCTACTTCTTCCTGGACTTCCTGCACCAAGAATGTCAGCTTGTCCAGCGCGTCCTCATGCGCTTCGGCTGGGAACGGGTCATTTGGCGTATAGTCGGTTGTCTGTGTTTGTGCAGACTCGCGCCGCAGCACAACAGTATTGCCTGTAGCTGGGGCTGTGACAAATGTGATTGTGCCGCCACCAGCATTACCCACGCCTGACACAGTGTAGTTTGTGGTGATTGTCTGGACAGTCTCAGTAGCCGTGGCGTTGTTACGCAGAATTACCGCAATGTCGTCCTCGTCAAATATCTTGAACGTGTACGAAAACGCGGTGGTGCTGCCATCACCCGCATAACTGTTCTTAGTTGTGGTACTGCTAACTGTCATATTTAACTCCTAGCATATATATACAGCATTTTAGCTATTTACGAAAGCGTTGGGTTATTCCGGCATTGTTTCAAGAGATTTCAGTCCTGATTTTGCAATTTCAATCATTGTTAAATAAAGCTGGTCTATCATCTGACGTTTTTCTTTTGGTTCTGCCGGGCCAGCGTGTATTAGCCGAATGGTTCTGCTAATATTTGACATGCTATTCTTGTAACCTAGCAACGGCACTAATCGTAAGTCAGTCTGACTTAACACACGTTTAGCGTCTTCCATACGGTTTTCTTTTTGTAATTTTTCTATGGTCTTCATTCGACCGCCAATTTTGTCGTATTTTCTGTAAAAGTCCTGTATGGGTTGTGCGCTTCCTGACGGTTTTCTAACAAGAAACGCCCTTATAACAGGCAAGTCCTCTAATGTTGGCTCTGGTTTAGTCGGCTGCACCACAGCACCAGATTCTACTAACGCTTTATCGGCGGCTTCAATCGCGTACCTACCCAAAGTGCCAGTCCAAGACTTGATTAGATGGTCAATCTTAGCTGGACTGGCAGCGGCTGTGTCTGTAAATATGCTAATCTCGTTTATCAGCTTACCTAAGACTTTAGCAGACGCGCTGGTGTAGTTGTCGTACTGAAACTCAGGCAGCATGTTTTCCATGCCCCGTGGGACAATCGTGCGGTCATTAAAAAGATTTTTGTTTGCCCAAAATTCAACAAACGGTTTAGCAAAATCTGGGATTGGCCCCATTGATAATGCCGCATCTTTAAAAGTCTCCAAGAAAAACCGCTGCATATGCTCTGGGTCTTTGGAGTAAGCAAAGTCCATCATGCGTTCTGCGCCTGTGCCAAAAAGAACGCCTAGCTCAAAGGGCTTTGGTATGCGCCAAACAGTGTAATCGTTTGGCTCATCAATAGTTCCATCACCAGTAATTACAATCCAAGCCAAATCTTTCTGCCACTGAGGTAAGTCTAAATATCTAGGGTCATCGTGGTTCTTCATGTGCAATAGTATGCTTGGCAAGGTTATGTAAGCAAAAACTTTAGCTGATGTTTGCAATGGGCGTTGCTGATAAGCCTCATATATTTTTGCGTAACCTTGAACACGGGCATTGAAGAAAGCAGAAATCATATTAAGACCCTGCATTGTGGTTCCCATTTTAGAAAAATCTATAGTGATGTCTCTTGACTCAAAACCAGCCTTCTCTATTACATCTCTATCAGTCAGCTTTCTGTTCTTTTTTAATGCTTGGACAGCAAGACTATATTGACCTATGCGTCCGGAACTTTCAAAGAACTCTGAAGCAGCCCGTAACGCTTCCAGCGGGTTGGTTATTACATTACGCATTGTGCCTGACGTTAGCTGCTTCTTCATGTCTGTTTTGAAGTAATTTCTGTCAAAACTAACAAGCATAGATTGCATTGCGCCTGATGATGTCCATTCTTTGTACAGTTCTGTTTTATTTATCATATGCCAGAAACCCATAGCATTATGATACATTGGCACAAAGTTACGATTGCTTAGAACCCCTGCTGTAAACGCATCTCTAGTCAAGTTCCTTACCATAAAGTCTGGGGCAAGCGTTGCACCAGCCCTTAACAATCTTGATGGCGTTCCTATAAACTGCATAAACAGGCTTGATTGCAGTCTGTTCATATCTTTAAGGGCTGTGGCTATTTCTGGCCCTACACTCCAGACCTCTTGTTTTCCGTTGCGGTACACTCCTATTTCACCAGCAGCCTCGTTCACTATTTGACCACCTCTGCGAAATACAGTCATTCCATCAGCAAACTCAGGTTTTATTGGGCTGTCGAAAGCTGCCTCAAGTTCTTCTTTTGTTATTTTTGTTCCCTTTGCTTTTGTTACCCTTTGCACTTCTGGGAACGCTTCTGGTAACTTTTCAACCATCTCAATAAACTTTACATACGCCAAGTTTCTTTCAGCAATAGCTACATTAGTAAGCGTGTTAAGGTGTATGCTAGTTAGAGGGTCTTGTATTTTAGCCTCACTTCCCTTAAATCTTTTCATAGGGTTGCGGACTGCCTTGCTAAAATTACCAGAGGCCATTTTTACAGTTTCATCCATTACCCTATAAAATGGAACGTAATCTCTGTTTGCCTCAAATACTGCGGTTGCCGCCTCTTTAGAAAAGACACCGCTATCAACCAAAAACTGCACACTTCTTTTTTGGAACTCATTTAGTTCTCTAAATATTTCATTAAATGTAGGTTGGTTGCCTCTATCTTTGTTAGCTAATTCAACAACTGTTGCCCGTGCCTCTGCTAATGGAACGCCAGTTTCCTTACCCTGTTCTGCTTTTTCAACAGCACGTTTTGCAATAGCAAAGGCAGTAAACTCCTTAACTTCTTTGTCTGTCTTAACAGTCTCCATAATTTTCATAAGACCTGGGCCGTTAGGCTTTAAGGTAGCAAAGTCGAGTGTGCCATGCTGCAAGAAGTGCATACCACGACCAATCATGCCAGGTTGTAACCTCATTTGCTGATACGGCGTCACCTTAGAGTCAAATGAACCACCTTTCTCCTCAAAATTCCTTACTGCTTTTAATACAGGATGCAAACGGTCAATCCACATTGTTGTGAACTTTGACCTAACATCAGACATTGATTCCCTGTTCTTAGGAACCTCAAACTCCACCCTGTTTACAACAGCATTAACAGCATCGGATACGGGAATATCTTTTGGCGCGGTTTCAATACGCGCAAATTCAACAGCAGCGGGTGGTTCCAGCCCACTTTCCCTAGCTGTGTTATACTTTTCTGCGTTAATTGCTTCAGAATTTCGGAGGTTTATCAAATCCTCTGGACGAACCTCATACAAAACATCAGGTGTCTCTCGCTTCGGATTTGACCCTTCTTTGAAAGGTTGTATAGCTTCCGTTGGTTCAATAGGGTCGCGGAACCTTTCTTGGTTTGTACTTGCCAAATCTTCTTTCATGCGAGGGTTAAGTTCTACTTCTTGCAAAACTTCCACAGGAGATTTATCTGTTTTCTTTGCCCTTTCCATAAACATGCGCTTTGCCCGTGGCACACCCTCAAATGCGCCGAATGTACCCAAAACTAATCCAGTGTTTATGAGTTCATCTGATGTTGGCATACGTTGCTCAATCAACGCCCCTGCGCCTGTGAAGGCGGCATACTGTGTTGCGTATTTACCAACCAGGCTTTTTGCACCAATCCACCCAGGGGCTGCTGCACCTGTGCCTAAAATCAATCCCGACTTCAAGCCCTCCTTAAAGCCGTGGTCAACAAAAGAATCCCACCAATCCTTGTAAGAACTTGTTTCGCCTCTTTCCAAGGCATCTATATACATTGACTTAATAGACTCATTTACAAACCCAGCGGCAAAGCCGCCAGCAAACACATTGCCACCAGTAGCTGTAGTCCCACCTATAGCGGCGGGTATAAAAACTGGCATATCACCGCCAATCATAGACATTGTTTCAAGCCATCTTTCTAAATGCCCTGTATCCTCTGGCTCGGGGCTTAATGCCATTTGCGCGTCTACACCCACCTCGCCTTTTGTGTGATATTGCAAAACAAGGTTTGTGGTAGACTTTCCAAACCCTCTGTCTAAATATTCACCCCACTCTGCTTTCTCTCCAACAGACCATTCTTTGACTTCTTTTAAAACATTTCGCCAATAGGACTCTATTTCTCTAGTTGCGGTAACAGGCTGTCCAAACTCAGAATCTACAAATTCAGAAGGTGATTGCGACAATTCTTCAGAAGGTATCTCGGCTGTGGTAGCTGGTGTTGGCGTGGCGTATTGTGAAGGTCTGCCAAACTCAGTAGCAATCTGTTCCGCAGACATGCCAGCACCAGACATTATGGCAATGTTTTCTTGCCTAAAAGCCTGTATCTCACTGTCAGGAACTCCAGCACCCTGCATGATAATGATTTCGTCATTAAGACTCATACTAGCTTAACCTTACTGTTGCTGCTGTCTTCGCATCATGTCAATGTACCGTGGGTAGTTTGGCCCTGTGCGATATGACTTGTAGGCATCTGTTTGCAAGTAGTCTGCGTATGACATCCCAGCAGGTATTGGTGGTGGGGCCAGTTCTTGAAGGGAAGGCAATGCGCCAGTATCAACAAGGCTGTCTGTAATTTCTTGCATTAACTCAGCATTAGTAGGCGTAAAGTTTTCATTAGGGCGTATTAGAAACTTTGGGCTTCTAGGGTCAAGAAGTTCTCTTGGGCTGTCCCCACGTTCTATGGCATCAAGATACCTAGCCTCCATTTGTTTAGTAAAATCATAATAGCGCGAGTCGCTGTTTAAACTTAATGAAGCAAAGTTTGGATTACCTATAATTTTATCTTTGTAATTCTTGGTAAAGTTATCAAATGCTTTCATATTTCTAACAAATGTCGAGTTTGCATCTGATTCAGTTATTCTTGCCTCTGCACGGATGTACCTCTCAAAAGCCTCAACGTCTTTATCGGCAAAGTCTGTGCCTTGTCTTTGCAATAAACTTAAACCGCCATTCTCCTGGTACTCAGGTAATGAACGCATTTTATCTGTGTCAGTCGTTAGCTGGAAACCCTGCGTTACATCCGTAACCTCTCCCGTAAAAATTTTTTGCTGCGCTTCTCTATGGGCAGTAGGCTTGCTATCATTGAGTATTTCCCCTCTAGCACGGCGACCAGCCAAGTCAATTAGCTGTTCTCTGTAAACCTCTCCCTTTGCCCCAACAAACTCCATGCCTCTTATTTTTTCAATGGCTGTCTCGCTGCCAGACATAACCATTTTTTTGCCATCGGTGTAAAGATTTTCATTGGCATCTTCTTCTGCGCGGTCTCTGGCCTTTCTTTTAAAATCAAACTGCGCTTGTGCAGCAGCTTTTCTTGCTTGCCATGCCGCTTCTATCTGTACTTTTTCTTTATCCCCTAAAATTTTCCATTGCGCTTCAAGATTCGGGTCATCAAACTTTCCTTGTCGTGCATTTTCTATCTTTTCCTCTACGTCCTCTACCGTATCAAAGGTGGTATTGCCTACGTTTTCTATAGGAATAGCGTTAGCAAATGTTGCAACAAGTGCAGAATTTAATTCTGAAACTTTTGATTTTGCTAAACTTCTAAGGGTGTTTTGAGAAGCAGACCCAAGACCCTTAAACTCTTGACTCTGAAGGGCGGCATTTACCTGTTGTTCACTGACAGCCCCAGCAATCTGGTCTTGTACCCCTGCCCGATTACCATCTTCAACAATAGAGGATATTTGCGCCTCTAAGCTGCCAGGATTAAATTTTGTGGGAAGGCCTGATTTTACATCGTCATCTACAAGTCCTCGCAAAGCGTCAACCTTTGGCTGAAAAAGCGGAGAGTTAGGGTTTAAGGACTTTAATTCGTCTAAGCCAATAACAACTGCCTTATCAGATGCGGCAGCAGATTGCATTTTCCCTCTATTATTAGCCTTTAACTTTGCGTCAAACTGCTTTTGCAGCAGCAACTTTTCTACAGAGGCCTTTGCTACTTCTGTACGGCGTTTGCTATAACCTCTGCCATCAATATCGTCTAATATTTTTTTTCTAGTAGCCTCAAAATTAACTTGTGCGTCTGTAACATTTGTTGAGGTGTCTGCAAATAAAGCATCGTTAGCCGATTGAAAAGCGGTCGCATACTCCTCACGGGCGATGCGCTTATCTTCCCTGTCTCTTTCAATCATGCCAAACTTAAAAGCGGTGTCAGATACTTGCTGCCCCAATCCAGCTAAAGCACGACCTGGTGCTTCAAACGCAGCACTTGCGCGTGGCCCCAAAGACCCCGCCGCCATTTTTACTTGTTGTTCATATACTGGAATCTTAGGCATTATTTACCTCACGACATAATCTGGGCTGCTTGTGTGCCGCCAGACAACAATGACTGATATGAGGCCATCTTGTAGGCAGATGCTTTTGCCCGTCCTTCAGCCCTAGCTAAAGCAGCCTCTGATTCTTTTGCTGCTTGCTCTATATCACCAGCGTACTGTATCTTTAGCGCATCCATCTCAGTGTTAAAGTAAGAATCTTCCGCAGCCTGTAACGCACTGCCAGACATCTGTATGCCAGCCTTGGCTGTTTGCACTTGGGCTGTCGCAATCAGTCTAGCTGACTGACTCCGCATATTCTTTTCTTCGTCAATCTTACGGCGGCGTAATATAATGGCTTCATTCTCTGCAACCTGTGCATTAAAATCTGCAATTTGCTTTGCCTGTTTAGCTGCCGCCTGGTTGCCTTTGTAACCAAGAACACCACCTAATACTGAGCCGCCAGCGGCTAATGCCTCACTCATTACATCACCTTCGCCATGCGATAGTAGTTACTACCGTCTGGCCCAAACTTATACATGACACCTTCATCCTCAAATCCCATCCATCTAGCAAACCTGATTGCCTCTGGGTCGCCCATGTGAATACTAGCTTGCACACGGTGTAAATCTGTTGTCGCCAGTATACTACTAAACAACGTCTTAGCATACCTAGCTAGTGATAGCTTCCATTTAGGCGCATGTTTAGACAGGATTACCCAACCCTCGCCCACACCAGGCCACATCTCATGTATGCCGCCAACAGCTACAACATCGTCTTCACCCAGCACAGCATAGCCAACAACTTGCTGCCCGTTGTCAAATGCAGCCCTCATGCTGTCTGGGAACTCAAAGTCAGTCTCAATGCTATTTACTAGCCCTGCATCAAATGGAACAATTCTAAGCATCGAAAGTATTTGACCTCCGCATGATAGCCAGCACAGTCATAGGCAATGGCTGTGACTGCCGCACTATAACCCGTGCATCGTTCTCATATCCAGATGGGAAGTATATCTCTTTATCGCCATTAAACAACGGCACAGCTTGGTTCATAGACATGCTACTGTCGCGGAATGGTAGTCTATCAAGATTGTTTGTGTCAGGCCCAAGTTCTGCACCAACAGTGTTGAAGAAACGTGCAGTCACGCCATGAATACGCTTAATCTTGCCCTGTGCAATTCCATCGTCTGCACCAGCTTCCAGCCGTAATGTCTCAATAGTAGACGTATAGTTGTAGCCGATATGTACCTTAGATGCTTCTCTGTCTAGCGTAATCTTGCCATCAGTCACAACCTTGTCAGCATGTGTCGCACCGTCAGCTAGAATAGATACAGTCTCGCCTTCTAGGTGGTTAATGCTGTTAATCGTGGTTGTAGCTGAACCGTCATATGTCAGGCCACTATCTAAATAAAACGCATCCTCAACGTCATCGCCAAACTCAATAGGCTTTAGATACTCAATGTGCCGCACAGTAGCACCGTCAATAGTACGCTTTACCGCTACATATACTTGGTCTTCTGCACCTGATGGGATAGCCGTGATGCTTTCTACCACACCGTCACCGCCAATGTCGTGGTCATGCCAGCCGATAGCTGCGTTAGCACGGTCATAGGTAAGGCCGACTAACCGCCCGTCACTATGCACGAACCACACAATCAGTTCTGGTTCCTGCTGCCACACCATGTCAGTCAAACCGCCACGCGGTATATGGTCAGCCAGAATGGTCAAGTCGATACCCAGCAAGCCATCAGTATCCAAGTCAAAGGTAATCTCTTTTACCTTCTCTTGGCCCTTCTGGATAAGGATGGTGCTGTTGCCAGCCCGTAGCGGTCTCACCTCTGAACAGCCGAATGTAGTCTCACGCAGCACGTTCACATTTGTTGGCGTAACTGGTGTAGCACCTGTGCCACCTGATAGCGTAAATTCTGCGCTAGTAGTAAGAACCTGTAGGAATCTAGCTGGCAATAAATGCCGAATGACATTCACTTTGTCTGATGCAATCGTCAGGTTCACCGCATCATCATCGTTTGTGCCAGGTGTCTGGTTCTCAAAGTCTGCGCTAACTGAACCAAATATCGTCTGCGGCTTACCTGTAGTCCCAGCAAAATACAAACGCTGTTCATAGAAGCCAACAGCTTTTGGGTAGCCTTGGTCGCCGCCAAATGCACCTAGTGACCATTTCTTTGTAGCGTCACCCGAACCTACAACGTGGTCAGGCAAGTTGCTATTCCCAAATGAATCTTCTTTTACTGTAGCTGTAACTGTTGTTGAATTTGTGAAAGCAGTTATTTCAACGTAACCTGTACCATCATGGTCGTAACGCCAATCAATCGCACCATATGTCTCTGTGCCTTCTAGGTGTACTGGCGGGGTGTTGCCAGATGTTTGGGTGCTGCCCGTTACCTGAGTATACACATGTCCGTTATAACGTACGGATACACCATCAGCATAGCTTGTGCTTGCCGCCCACTCATCATGTTCAATCTCAAGCACCTCGCGGAACCTGATGTAACGCCCAACATCCGCTGCGGTAAACAATGCTGCCGATGCTGTAATCGTTACGCTTCCAGTCTGGGCTGACGCATACAGGGTCGTTGCTGTGTCATTTTCGTCAAGGTAAGGGCCATCAACAAAGTCGATGTCAGTCAGCGTAAAGCTGGTAGCTGTTGTGCGTGTTAGCTTTGCTGGCGCATGGTCTTTGTGCGCCATGTAAAGGACATCAGCAGACTGTGCGTGGTTAATCTCAAAGATGTCTGTGACTGAGTATGTGGTAGCAACCTCAACAATCTCAGCAGACGCACCAGCACCAACGCTTACGTCTGCACCTGTTGTTGTTGCTGTCTCGCCAGATGTGCCACCAGTGATAGTCTCACCACTTTGGAATATCTCTGATACGCTGGTCAGGTTCATAGTTGTGCCATCGTCTGACACATATACAGCCGTAGCACCTGACGTACCGCCAGTGATTGTCTCGCCTACGGTAAATGCACCACTTGCGCCAGTAATGCCAAGAGTGGAGTTGTAGGCATCAAACCCTGTGCTATTTATGCCTGATAACTCAAATGTATTGGATGTTGCATTGGCTACCGTAAATTCACGATTATTCACTTGCGTCATGTCTGTTACACCAGTAACGAATATTCTGTCACCGTTTGTGTAACCGTGTGAAGCAATCGTCATTACAGCAGGGTTAGCCTGTGTAATTCCTGTGACATTTTGTGAATTGCTTGTTAGCAATCCACCGTCTTTATAGAAGCGAATATAGTTGGCACCGAACTCAAGCACATAAGCCTGTTCATCGCTGTACTCAAAATCAATCAGCCTGACCTTGCCACCGTCCTTAGAACGCCCAGCAAAGTATGTGCCTGGTCTGCGTGTAACGCCACCAGACGGGAACACAACCATGTTGTTTAATGTTTGTGCCGCCTCATTATATTTCTGTAAATCAATACGGCCTTCTAGCTTTGGGGATATTTCACCCGTGCGGAAGTTGGTGATAATGCTGGATACACGGGCCATATTTAGAACCTGATGTTAGTGTATGTGTCTGCTTGTGGCTGTTCTGGATAGCCTTCCATAGCATCAATAGACTTAGCCTCTCTTAGTCTTTGTTCGTACTGTGCGTTCATAGTTTGTGCGACAGTGCCACTGCCTGTAATTGCGTATGCAGTCTCAGCCGCCAGTCTGTGCGCTATAGCCGATGAAAGCAGTGAGTCATATTGTTCTGTGTCTTCGATACGTCCGATATAAACAATCCGGCATGTACCCTGATTAGACAGTATTTTCCGGCCTTCAATCTTATACATCACATTGCTGTCATAAGCTGCGATGTCGCTGTTCACGTTTGAGTCAAAGAAGGACAGAACTCTGAGGCAGAATGGTTCTGTTGGTAATGTGTACTGATAGGTAAATCCAAAGGCGGGTGCTGTTGCATCTTGCGCTAGTTCTTTGCGCGTTACAGCTATGTTCCAAGGATGTGCGCGTAGCACAGCATCACGCACTAATTCATAATTACGATTGCATAGTCTAGCTTCTTTGGAGTTCTGGGTCAGTGCCGTAATGGTTGCTGCACCTAGTAGGTCTAGGGCTTCATTACATATATCAACAACTGATGGCATGATTTACTAACCTTTCAACTCTTATCAGTACACCCAGACTTGCGTTGCTATCGCCACCTCTGAATTTACCGCGCTTTCTATACGCTTCCCTTGCAATCACTTTTAACTTCTCTGTAGGTAATAATACCACAGTTTCATCATCAAGTACGAATGCCCAGTGTGTTGCCAGTGTTGTAGCTATGCCACTAGGCTTGCCCCTACAAGAAAACTCCACAAACACATTCCCAGTTCGTGAAGCTACAAAATCCCTTTTCACCTCTATGGTGTTGTTACTTAATATGTCGCCTAGCCACCTCTCAGCTATTTGACCTACTTCTAAATCCCAGCGGAAGTCCCCGCACGGTTTCATCATATTGCCCTCCAGCATGATGAGTTGTATGGGGGCGGTTTCCCGCCCCCACATTATTTAGTTTACAACGTATTCAATGATGAATGACATGTCGCCAGCCGTACCACCTGTTGCAGAAAATGTTGCTGCAATGTAGTAGTAGCCTTCGTCACCATTTGAATCGCCAGCCATCTCAAACAACTGCTGCCCAATGGTGTTGATGTCGGCTTCTTCATTACGCAGGTCAGTCATAGCTGCTTGGTCAGCAACCAGAGTGCCAAAGAAGTCTTCATCTTTTACCGCACCAGCAGTTGTGTAGATGCCAACATTGAATGTGCATGAACCACCCAGCGTGTCGCTACCAACCTTCAGTGCGGTGATAGAGGCATTTGCTGGGATTGGTGCAAACATAACAATGTCGTTGTCTGTGCTGTCGCCAGCCGCCAATGCAATGGTTCCCTGTGCCACACGGACAACACCGTGCAGATTGTGGGCAGCATTAGCAACTTGAGGAGTAGCTTCAAAGTTAGCTACAAGTGTTGAGTTCTTAGTAGTCATTTGTCACTCTCCCTTTAAGCCGCTTCGTCACAGTCAATCTGGACAACTTTTTCTTCTTCCATACGAGTGGAACCGATTGACATGCAATAGTACACCTGAGTTGCATAGCCTTTGTCGCTACGCTCATCAATACGCGCCATTACGTCACGGCCCACTGCCAATGCAAGACCATCCTCTGCCCATGCAAAGCATGAACGGATGTCGCCAGTTTTTGACAGACGGTTAGAGACGATGAAGTTAAAGCCCATGAACTGGTTTACTTCACCCTGTACAAGTGCCTTCACAGTGTTGAAGTCGCTTGAAGTGACGTTTGTGTCAGCCAAGAGTGCTTCAATCTGGTCAGGGCCACAAGCGATGTAACGTGGAATAGATGGGTCAACATCTGCCAAGTCAAGAATCTTCTTGGCTTCACGCAACTTTGCAAGTGACATATCAGCACCGCCATCAGCAATCTGCTGACCCGCTGGCAACGCTGTTGAGGTCGAACCAGTCTCACCAGTAAATGCTGTGCCGAGTGCTGAAGCGATGATTTCATCGTCCATTGCGCGGCCCATAGCTGCGGCAGCAGCTTGTGCATATGCTGATGTTGGGTCGATAAGCATGCGTACTTTGTCCTGGTCATCAATCAGGTCTGCATACTCATAGTCTACGAGTGACACCCGACGACGTGCGTGTGGGGTATCAATCTGTGGTGTGTCAGCATGGCGAGTTGTACGCTTCTGCGCAGTTGCCTTACCAACCTGGTCAAAGAAAGCATTTTTGCCAGTCATATTCTCTACGCGCACCGCATCACGCAGACGGGAACCCATCTGCTGCGATAGCATCTGCACGTTCGCAGAATACTGCTGGACAAATGCCGTGGTTACTTCTGTGGACATAGCGTCCTCCTTTTACACGGTTACATTTGAACTTTTCGGTGCGCTACCCTTTCGGACACTCCTGGTCTTTTCAGCCGACTTATGGCCCCCATCTTTCTGGTCGTCAGCAGGACGAGTTGCCTCGCTACCCCGCATTACCCACTCATAGTATTGGTCTGCGAGTAGGTGTGGATTGAGTACGTCACGCTGGCTACCGAACTCGACAGCTAATCGTAGGCACTCAAGCCGAATATCTGTGACGGAAAGTTCATTATCCATGTAACTGTTCCATCAAATGTTGCATCCGTTCTACAGCCTTGTGTCTCGCAATCGGGTTTTTTCTATCCCAATAAGCATGAGACTTATCATTCATAATGGCATCAATCTCAGCTTGTGCTGTGGCTGGTGTCATTACACTTGACTGTGACATTTCTGCAACAGTGTCTTCACTGGTGACAGATTGCCTGAAATCAGCAATTTTTGCAAATGCTTTAATAAACTCAGCGTTATCGCCCAGCTTTGAACCATCTGCTAAAGTGATGTTGAACATCTCAGGGTCTGCAAATTCTTGCGCTACCTTTGCAGCCGCTTCAACCTTTTGGTCAAATGCACGGCCCCACTCACTACGCAACGATTCCACAGTCTGTTCCTTTGCAGCCTCTGCTAACTCAAGAGACTGTGCGCCAGACTGTTCAATGCTACTCTTGTAGTAATCAAGAATACCTTTAGCTTGGTCTGGTGAAAGGCGCAGTTTATGTGCAATATCTGCGTAATCTGTAGCAACTTCCTCAGTAATCACGTTGCCATCGACTTCAATGCCGTACCCCTTTGGGTCTTCTGGTCTGCCTAGACGGTCATAGATACGGTCTAAGTCTTCGTCTGTTGGGTTGACTGGTACTGCAATCTTGTCTGCACCAATCAATCTTTGCGCGTTCACATAAGAACGGGCTAGGTTTTCCACATCCTTAATAGGTGAAATGCTAGGATGTTCGCGTAGTTCCTCTGGTATCATGTTTAGAAACTCGTTACCAGACCCGCCTGACGCTACCTCAGATGGTGTCTCCATCATTGGTGCTGCCTCTGGCTGGGCTACCTGTTCGATTGCTTCTTCTGACATTTATTCCTCTTTCATCATGTTGTGGATATGAAGGATAACAGCACGTTTCCCTTCCTCAAATGCTGTGGCGTTTGCATCGCCAGCAACATAGCTTGTGGCACGATAGTTACACCGCGCCTCTAGGTCAGCTAATACTTTAGCTGAACTATCTGTGTTAAAGGTTTGTCTGTAAAGGTCTTTTAGCTTTTCAATCTCAGGTGTCACTTACTAACCATCCTGGACGCTTGCGCTAACTGCGACACGTTCTGGACATCTTGCTGGTCTTGCATCATCTCCATCTGTGCTTGTTGTTGCGCTGCACGTTCCTCTCTAACCTGTTGAACCTCACGTTCCGACTTCAGTGCTGTCTTTGGAACGCCTAGTGCATCGGTCACATGCTTCACTAACCCGTCTGCATCAATGTGGTCGCCTACTGGAATTGCCTGTGACAGTGGCATCAATATCTCAAGTGCCTTCATGGTACTGTTCAGGCTGCTTGATTTCTGCGCACGGGCTAGTGGCGATACATATTCAATATCCACATCACGCCCCTGTAGGATTTCTGGTGGCTCTGGAAGCATCTCACCGCGCAACATCAATGCAAACACACGGTCAATCAAAGGACGTAGCATCTCATTCATCAATCTGCCCAGCACGGGGCCGATGACTCTCATGCGTTCTTCCTGCCTTTGGACAACCTCTGTGGCTGTCATGTTTGGTGACTGACCACTAAGAAGCTGGTCAACATAGAACGCTGAACGGATAGCTGCACGGCGTTGTTCTTCCATGTTCAAGCCAATAGGAATGTTTGCGCCGGTGTTCAACGGCGTAATCATGTCTCTTGTGCCGCTTCTAAAAAAGTTCAACCCCCCAGGCTGCGTACGGATGGGCAAGAGGAAACCATCGTCAGGAACAAGAAGGGGAGGGTCAATCTGTTTCTGCGCAGCTTGAATGATTGTTTTTGACATAAGATTCAACATCTTAACGTCAGGCAACGCAACCATCGCTGGGGAACGCCCCATTGTCTCACCAGTTGCCTTCAAAAATCGTGGGACAATGTACGGGAACTCTTGGAAGCCACTTTCAGAAAGCAGCCCCTTGCTTTGCATATCAACATAGAACGATGCAAACGGCATGTTCTTGTTGTCACGCTTGTTAGGGTCACGGTTAATACGCGGTACTACGGCATGTAGGATTTCTACTTCTTCATCAGGTTTGTCTTTGAACACCTTGCGAATGTAGTCACTAACCTCATCAAACCCAAAACGCTGCACAGCTTGCCTTGCCGGAATCTTATAAGTTCTAAATACTGTATCAACAATACCGTACTGGTTTTCTTGCACATAGAACTCAGAGATGTGGCGTGTGCTAAACCGCAGATTGCCATCATCCATCTCAGCAAACATACAGCCTGTGCCAAACACAACCAAGTCCACATACATCTCATGGACTTCAGTTTCAAAGTTAGACTGGTTAAATGCCCTCATCATGCGCTGACTGGTTTCTTGCAACCACTCACGCACATCATCATCACGCCCGATATTCTCATCTTTCATATCAAGCATGAACCAAGGCGTAGCACCGCTGGTCAGCATCCCGTGCAAACTAGCAGCAAGCAAGTCAACAGCCTGTAAAGCAGTACCATCAAAGATAAGTTCCATCCGCTTTTCGCCTCTGGAACGCTTACGGACAATATCCGCTTTGCGGGGAAGCATGTAGTCAGCTAGTTCCTGATAATGCGTGTCCCAGTTATCTCTACGGCCTTTAAGGTATTCGTACCGCTTTACCAGACTCTTGATGAAATCTTGCATGTATTACCCCAGTAATGTAGGTGTGCCGCCAGGTGATGTTGCGCTAGTGTCTTGTAGCGCACCAGCAACAATAGTCGCACCCGCACCCTTTTTCTTTCTAGCCTTCATTGTAGCTTCTTCAGCCAATGCAACCGCACGTTGTGTATCTTCTTCACCCGCCTGTGCTGGTGGTGGTGGAGGTGGTGGGGCTGGTGGAGTGTATACTTTTGGCTTTAGAAAAGACATTATGCGCCACCCCCTGTTGGTGACTTTGCGCTAGGCGTTGCGTAAGTAACACCGTAGCCCTCCATCAATGTGCCAGCCGCGCCAGCACGTTTGCCTTTAGTGCGTCGTGTGCCACGACCCAACATGGTATCATCAGGCACAACTTCTGGCGTTACTTCTGGAGTAACCTCTGGCGTTTCCTCCGGCATGTCTGGTTTGCTAGGAACAAGACCTACAGCTTTACCAGTTTCCTTCAAAACCTTTTGGGTTGGCTTTTCGATAACTTCTTCAAAAGCCTCACCCACAGCCTTGGTTGCGCCTCTAACTATTTTTTTAGCGGGTCTATAAACAGCAGCCATTAACTAACTCCAATCGTGAAATCCCAGCTTCTGAGTCTCAGTCCGAAGCCAGTACGCATTTGTATAACCCATATTAGATAACATACTTTTCAAGTTTCTGAAACCTATTGCTATGTTTCGCTTGCCGCCTATAGCAATGAAATCAATTATCCAAGGCACAGTTCCACCACCATCATAGCCCTCTGGCATAAACTCAAGGTTGTCTGTGTACTCTACAACGTGTTCATAATCAGGGAACGCCCAGGTTGCAAAGCATATTGGCATCTTGTTTTCATCCCGTAGAACCATATACTGACCAAGCATCATCGGGGGGCGGATGTATTTCTCCACCTCCTCAACGCCCCACCAGCCGTGGTAATCACTCCAATCAAGCAGATACTTGATAGCTTCTACATCAATAGACTTACTCATAACGTAAACGGGTTATACTCCATCTGTGCAATTTGCTGGGGAGGTTTGGTAAAGTTAGCCCTATTCTCTAGCCCAACAGCTAAATATCTAAACGCATCAGCCGCGTGGCTGGTAAAGTCGTGCAATGGATGGTCACGAAATACCTTGCGGCGTTCATCAAACTCCTGCCTGTATTGCCGCAGATACTCCAACCCCTCATGGCACTTGTCCTTATCAAAGTAGCATTTAGGTATCAGCATCCTTGCCGCATTTATTCCGTCAGCAACTTTCATCTTAGGAACTACGCGGAACTTAATGCCAAGAGTGTAAGCAGTCTCTAACCTAGACCTACCGCTACCCAGTTCCCGCACCTCAATGTCATGCGGTGCCAGGTGGTCGCCATAGGTATAATCTTTCTGGTTAAGTACGTCAGCGTAATGGTCTAAGCCAACCCCGCTACTTTCATAATAATCAATTACATTAACAGCACCGCCACGGAATATCTGGGCAAACCAAATAGCCGTTGAATCATTTATACCCAAGTCCCAAGCTGTATGCACTGGGTACATAGGGTCGTAAGGTATCCGCGTTACCCTGCCATCTTCGTCTGCCGCTGCAATAAGTTTAGCGTAATAAGCACCAATAATAGCAGCCGTGAAGGAACATTCGTATTCCTGTTCATATTGTTCTGGTGTCATCTGCGCTTGGGCAGCTTTCAGTTCCTCTGGCTTTACCAAGCCACTCTCACTAGCCTTGACCGTCTTGTGATACCATTGGTCAGAACCGTTCTCTACCTCTGACTTGGCAGTCTCTAGCAAATCATAAAAGTGATTATGCCCAGCCGGTGTACCCAAAAAGATAGCAGCCCCCTCTCTATCGGATAGGGCCGGTCTAACAACCTCCCCCCATACCCTTGGGTTCTGCATACCAAACTCATCGAAAGCACACATATCTAAATAAATGCCACGAAGGGAGTCAGGGTTTTCTGCCGACAGCAGCATCAATCTGCCGCCATTAGGAAAGTCCACCCGTAATTCTGTCTCATTGAAAGAAACGCCAGGTATCACACCCGCATAATACTTTACATAATCCCACGCAATACGTTTGGCTTGCGTAAAAGTAGGTGCCACGAAAGCAACCCTTGGACGGGGGAGTTCACAAGTTAAGGCTTTCTTAATTAACTCATTCACCGCCCAGACCGTTTTGCCAAAGCGTCTGTGCATGACCAACACATTCCACCGCTTCAGGCTATTGTGCATCTCAGCCTGTAAGGGTCTAGGCTTGTAAGGTATCTTAACTGGTTGTGCCACCGTCAGTCTCCCACAGTATTCTTACAGTACCGTCACTCACCTCTACGCCAGCACGGTTCTTGGCCTCGCCAAACTTCTCAGGTAACACCTTGCCTACCTTCCAGCGCACATGATGGGCATAGTCCCTCAACACATGCGGGTTGTAATCCTTAACTCCGTGTAGCGCATCGCTATACAAC